TGTAGTTTCAGCTGCACTTTTACTAAACATAAAATGATCATAGAAATCATTATAAGGTTGTATTTGTGGATCTTGTTTTGGATTATAATTTTCATCAGCAGGAAAATCTTGATTATTTGTTAAATATTCAATTGCCATATAAGGCAAGTTTTCATCTTTAAAACCTGTACCAAAATCAGATATATTATATTCTACTGGTTTAGTTTCTTTTTCAAATGTTTTTTGAGCATCTTCTGGAGTAAACGGATAAGAAATCATTATCTTACTTTACCTAATTTGCCACCATAACTATTAATACCTAAATCATATCCTTCTAATATCATAGCATCTAAGTACAATTGATTTTCTGGTGGATAGTAATTATTAAATGCTTCTGATCCCATTTCATGTTCAATCATAAATTTAATTAATTTACTTACTTGTGTAGAATCAAAAAAATTAATAGTTGTATCTCTAGAAAACTCAGTTTTTTCTTCTAAAGCTTGTAAATATATATTTGTATCTTCTGCATATGTAGAAAGTATTTCTCCAATTGTAGGTTCATCACCATATCTTTTAGTAGTATTATTATTAATTAATGTAGAATTATTAATCATTACTCTCATACCAGCTCTTATAGAATCTATAGGACTTGCAAATACTGCTGCTTGATTACCTGTATCTACATCAGTCATTTCACCAACCCAAGCTGAATCAGTTTTCATAACTGCCATATAATTATTAGTTCTAAATGTTAATGGTAAAGATTTATCTTGATAGTTATCATAAACATGTTGTCTAAATTTAAGACTCATATTTTGTTCTGTATAATTCATTTTATGTGGAGGCATAACAGATTCTATTAATTTATCTTTTGGAATGATTTTACTATTAGCATCTATTCTAGCATCATAAGATAGTGTGTCATTAATAGTATTATTAATTTTAGCACCTTCTGCATAATATGGTTTTAAATCTACATCTATACCTAATGTTTTAAATATAAATGCAAATGGTTTTACTTCAGCAGGTACATCATTTAATAATGGTACATCTGGATAAAACTTATAATCACTTGCCTCAATACCCATTTTAATAGTTTTATAAATTACATTTTTAGAAAAACCTTGCCAACCATCATTGCCATCTAGTAAATGACCAAATGTTTTTTCAAACTCATTATATTTTTCTTCTGTTAAAGTATTAATTAAATCTTTTCTTGATGCAGACTTACCAGTTAATTCTTGCATTCCACCAAATCCTGTAGGATCAAAAAATTTATTTCCCTCTGTTAAATTAATTGTGTAACCATTATGATTAATTTTTAAATGATAATTAGGTTTACCAAACTTATTCATTGTACCTGTAGGTTCAATCATAGTATTTTCAAAACCATTATCTATTTCTGTTTTAATAATATCACTAATACTATTAGGAACACTTTTTCTACCAATAACCATATCTGTTAATGGTATTCCAAATCCTTCATCTTTAACTCCAAATCTTTCTCTTTTTTCTATTTCACTTAATGAACTTTCTAATTCATTACCAATAGCTATAATGCTATTTTCAAATCCTTGTCCCATAAATCCTATTTCTTTTTCATAAGGATGTTTTTTTATTTCTATTTGATTATTACCTGTAAAATTAGTTGCACCATAACCTTCTTTATTCATTGCATCTAATGCAGACATTGCTGCATTTCTAAACATTTGTTTTCCAGAACTAGAAGTAATATCAAATTCTTTACTACCATTCATGTGGTTTAAATTAGTAATAGTATGCTCTAACCATTTAGCTTTAACTGGTTCTGTTAATAATGTACCAGCAGTAGTAATTCCAAATGTTGTTGACTTAGCATTAAATATATCTGCATATGGATTTTTTCCATCACTAAAAAATTTAACTAACCAATTTGTATCTGTATTTACATCTAATTCTTTTATTAAATCTTTATAAATATTTACTGTATCTTTTGCATTAACACCTAAATGTTCTGCAAGTTTAATTTTATTAGCTTTAGCTTTTGGTATGTCTGCACCAATACTATTTAATTTAGAAGCTAATGTAGCATCATCTTGCATAGATAAAGCTCCTATTAAATTACCTTCTTCATATATAAATTCATTATCAATAACTAATCCAGGATATTTTGCTTTTGTAAAATTATATAAAGATAAGTTATTTTTATATTCTTCAATCATACCAGCATTATTATAATCTACATTTATTTTAGTATTTAACTTTTTAATAACAGCAGTTGGAGTAATATTATATTTAGACAACACTTCCATAGCTACTGCTAAATTACGATTTGATACATCAGTAATATTTTCGTTATTAATACCATATCTAGATAATAAAGCTGATGTAACTAATTCTTTTTGTGTTTCATCTATAAAACCTTTTTGTGTTCCACCAATCATATCACTAGCTATTTTTTGAGCTTTAATATTATCTTGTGTAATTTTTACAACTTTATTAAATTGTGTTTTACTTACTCCATCTAATGTGTTTATTACATATTCAGTTGAATTTGAGTTTGCTCCATCTTGAAAATTACTAATGTGTAAAGGTTGTCCAGGTTCTTGTAATCCTTCTAAATCATATGTTTGTTTAGAAGCCATCATAGATTTAATTTTATCACCATTATAGTTTTCGTATAAATCCATAGCACTCTTAACTATAGCTTTTCTATTAAACTCATTACCTATATAATTTTCATATTTTTGAAATATAGGATTTTTAACATCTTGTATGTTTTCTAAATCATCTGTAGTAAGTTTTAATTGATCATTACCTTGTGCATAACTAGTAATATATTTTAAAGCATTTGCTTTACCTAATTTTTTCATACTACTAACAATTCTTAATACTTCTGTATTTTTAAGATCAGTTTCTAAATCTTTTCTTAAATTATTACCAGAGTATCTCATAGTAGATACTAATGATGTTTCTGCACTACCATATATTTCATTAAGATTTTTAAATGTAGTATTAGCAGTATAGCTATTAATATTAGTTATTGGTGCATTTGTATCAACTATGTTTGATAATTGCATAGACATAATATCTTCATTATCTGTTCTACTAGATTGAAAACCATCAAGAGCTTTTTCATCATTCATAGCTTGATAATTTTTAGTAGCAAAACCTAAATTAGCTAAATTTTTTTGTGCTAATATATTAGATACATAATTTTTATATACAGTAGGTGTAGATTCTATTAAATTTTTAGAATAACTATCTACTGCATTTTTCATTCCATCTGGATCAAATTTAAATTTTTCTTGTAATTGTATATAATGATCTCTACTTTTTTCATTAAAACTAACTTTAAAATCTGTTGCTGCATCTGCTTCTGCAATTTTTCTAAATGAATCTATAGCTTCTGATATAGGTTTAGATATTTGTGCTGCTATAGTTGTTGTAGGAAATTTTGGAATACCAATATTATCAGCTACACTTGATTTTAAACCAACTTGTTTTTTTGCTTGTTTTAATGCCATAATTACTCCGTTTGTCCTGGATCAAGAGGATCATAATAATTATCATATTGTCCTCTTGCTTTGTATGATTTTGCATAAGATCCTGTTTTAAATGCTGATGCTGCTATATTTGCATAAGCTCCAAACTCTTGAGCTTTACCCATAACTTTAGTTGTATAAATTTGTGTTTCTATTTTAGACTCACCACGCAATGTATTAATTTTAATATTGCTTACATCTTTTGCTGCAATTCTATCTATCTCAGTTTGAGTAGATAAAAAATGTCTACTTGTATCACTGTAACCAGAACCTGCTACAATAGCTAAGTTTTGTTTTCTTTTTCTTCTAGCTTCTTCTAATACATCATTAGAATCTTGTAATCCTTTTAACTGATTGTATTTTTTTTCAGTTTCATATTCTCTTATAATAGCTTTGTTAGTTGCTTTTTGAGCTTGTATTTGTGAATAACTTCCGACTGCTTGTACAACAGTACTAGCAATAGCTAATGTTACAGGATCAGCACTCATGCAAAAACTACCTCCACACTCATTCCTAATATTTTAATTGGTAACGGATCATCTTGAGATAATGTTACTGTTGGACTTTTGCTATAACCTAAAAAGAAAAATTCTTTTTTTTCAGTTACAGGTGTTAAGTCAGAACCACCAGTGAAGTTAACTTGTTGGACTACTAAAGATTTAGAGGTTGTGTCTGCAGCTTTTACAGTCAAATCTAAAGCAGAATTAATATCAATGATGGCTCTTGAGATTCTTCTTGGTAAACCAGTTAATGGCCCTTCTGGTAATTCTTTGTCTATTGGCATAGTTTCAATAATAGGTGTATAGTTAAATCCAATTTTTACTCCAGTTGCTCTTGGCGAATTTAATGTAATAGTATCTGCAGCAGTAACAGTAAACGCACCTAATGAGCTATTACCTTCTACTGCATTAACAGATTCATTTGTATAAATACCATTTACAGAATGAAAATATCCTTTAACAATTGTAACAACAGCATTATCTCCTGGACTTGCTGCTAAGTTTTGATCTAAGTTAAGATCATAAGATCCACCACCATTATTAGTAACAGCTTGAATAGTATATTCAGTAGCATTACCTGCAATAGTAAATGTTTCGTTAATTTGTGGATCAGAAGAAAATCCATCTATTTTAACAACAGCTCCAGATTGACTAGCACCTTGTACTAATGGTGTTCCTCTTTGACTAACTGTTGATGTTGTTTGCATATCTAATGTAATACTATCATCATCTCCAAATTTTTCTAGTGTATATACTGTAGATCCATTTAATTGTCTTTTAACAATACATACTAAATATTCATTTAATGTAACTACTGATTGATACAAATCGTTTTCTTTAGTTGTCCATAGACTCCAACCTGCTATTTTTTCATCTCTTACAGAATGAAAGATAGCCATTGTTCCTGGTAATGTAGTTCCATTATTAAGAAAGAAAGCATATTGTTCTGGTCTAGTAAAGTTACCTTTTATAATAGCTACTTGTTTAGGGTTATCAATTAGATGTTGTGCAAGTATTGATACCGAAGTTGATTTATAACCATCTTCAATATCTGAATAAACAAATTCTCTTACAGCTTTACCATTTTTTTGAATAAATCCTGCTGCTTGATCAAACATAACTGGAGCTGTTCTACTAATACCATAAGGTGTTTGTCTTAATACTGACACATTACCAGGAGTAATAGTATTGTCATTTGCTCTTGGAATATAATATTCACCACCGTCTGTAAATACTTGTAAGTCTTTACCAGATAATAAGTGTCTTACTTCATTAACTTCTGAACCTGCAATATCTAAATCAATAGCTTCATCAGCTTCTCCAGATCCAGGACTAAAATTAAAATACTCAGATATTCTAGAAGCAAGTATACCAGCAGGTCTAGATTTTAAACCACCTAACCAAAGTCTATTACTATGAAAAGTAACAGCTTGTGGAAATCCTCTTTTAGTAGATATAGATTGTTCTGCCCAATCAAAATGTGGACCAGTATTAACCATGTCTTCAATAATAGTTATAGTAACTTCTGTAGCAGAAGTAAAACCAGTTATCTTACCTTGCTTTTTATTAATCTCTATATAATCTCCAACTTGATTACTTGTAAAAGCATCAGCACTTGCAGTTACAGTTCTACCTGTTCCTGTTGCATGAGAAGATAAACTAACACTAATTGAACTAGCTGCGTATTTATAAAATGGTCTTGTTGTTTTATTAACGCCACTTACAGTTACTGAATCGTCATCATCAAATGCAAATATTGAAACTGTAAATGAAGTTGCCGAATCTCTAAATATTTTTCTAGTTTCATTATCTCTATGAGTAATAAAAACAGTATCACCAAATTGAGCAAAATTTAATTCAAACAATTGAGCTGTTGTCCAATTACAATTAGTTGTATAATTAGAAACTATTGCACTACCATTTATATTATAAACATCCATTCTTTGATTAGATAAAACTATAATAGCTATTTCATCATCAGAAAATACAAATGGAATTAATCTAGATTCAGCAGGTAATGTTGCTAAATAAGAAGTACCTGGTCTTCTCATTAAACCACCTTCTGCTAATAATGCAAAATTTCTACATTGCTTAGCACCATTAGTATAAGCAGGTGTATCTATTCTAGTAGCTAGTAGTGGGTTAAGCTCTCCAGAAGAAAAATTGGTTAATACAGTTTTTAATGTTCTTGCCATTATACATCAGTTCTCGTAGAGTTTCTTAGATTAATAAATCTAGAAGTATCTAATTTTCTTGTAGTTACTTCTGCTGTATCTATATTTTTAGATATTAAAAATTGTCTATCAGACATTTGTTTAAATTGATTTATCATACCAGCATCTCTAGCAACTGAACCTGCAAATAAAGAAGCAAGTTCATATTCCAAAGCTAATCTAAAATGAGCTGGAAAATAATCTTCTTCTACTCTGTAAATATAATCTAATACTAAATTATGATTTGCACCATAAGTATTAACATAAATCATATTCTTATATCTTGTATAAGGAATAATATAATCGTTAACTGTTAATGTATTAATTTGTAAGACTCCAGGATCAGCAGGTAGCTGATAAGCATATTCATATCTTCCTACTGGAGCTGTTGATAATAATGATAATTGTTTTTGATTGGTAGCAAACTTCCATCTATGTCTTGTTAAAGAAGCTTGTAAAATATCTTCATAAACATTTGAAGCAACTAAAGCTTCTGTAGATCCATCTGTAAAAGAAGATATAGGTTGTGCTCCTATCATTACTAATGCTCTTGCACATATATCTACTTTTGATGTTGCCATAAATTCCTTAATTAAGAGTGAGGGCGAGTTTCCTCGCCCACACAAATTTTAGCGTTATGCTAATATTACAGTTGTAACTGTACTAGAAGATGATGCTGAAACTATTAAAATGTCGACTACGCCATTTGAACCACCACTGTTAACAAAAATTATGTCACCAGCAGTTAGGTTTTCGTAATCAGCAAGAAAATAATCTGCGTCATCTATTGTTCCAATTGCATCTCCATCAGTGTAATACCAAAGAGAATTGCTTGGACCCATCTGTGAAATTTTTTTCACAGGATTGTCTGTTGAGTAAGCCATATTATCCTCCTATTACTCTGCACATTTTTGAACTCTGATACCATTATCATCAATCAATGTACCACCTATGCTTAACATAGAAGTAATTAAGTGAGAAACTTTTTCTGGTATGTAGTTCACTTCAGTTTTAACATCAGAACCTATTCCTAAGCCCAGTGATGATTTGTGGAAAGCCACAGTATGTCTATCAGTAGAACCAGAAGTTTCTAGTCCACTGTGTACAAACCATAAGAATCCTAACCATCTTTTTGCAGTCATTCCTCCAGCATATGGAAGCTCACCTTCGCCTACATATTCTACTCTAGAGAATTGATCTAATGCCAGTAGATCAGACCATTGTTTTGGTCCTACTACCCAGTATCTTTGGTTATCATCTGGAAGGTCATTAGTATTGAAAAGTTCCATCATAGATGTTGCTTTTCCTAAGTTCATACCAGTACCTGTTCCTGATGAGTTGTTCGCAAGAGTTGTAGCGCCATTCATAATCCCAGTTAATACACTGTCAGTTTTTCTACCTAAAGCGTATGCTGCAGATTGTGCAACTACTTGTCTTTCGTCAATGTTTACCTTTAACTCGTCTAGCTTGTCAACGTAATCAGCTGCATAGTAATCAGTTAAAGTGGCACTCACGTTAGAGTGAGATAGATCCATTGCTACTACTTCAGCATGTCTTGCTTTAGTATTAGCAGATCCTTTTGCTACTTTCTGAAACTTAACAGTGTTACCGTTAACGCCATTCACAGTTCTTACAAGATTCTTTAACTTAGAACCCATTCTTTGGTAAGCCATGTGAACTTCTGCTTCAAACTGAGTAATAAAGGCATT